TACAGGAGATTCATTTGAAGATATGAAACTCCAGGTTAAGTTGCGTGCTGGTTTATTTAGTGAGTCGGACTGCAAATCCTTTGCTGATTGTAGCAAGGAAGAGTTGAGTATGGCTATTCAGGCGTCGATTGAGATTGGGGATCTTGTGGGTTTTTCTCTGTATTAACCTGCTCTCCCGTTTCCATATCAAGTACTGTCTTTTTGATAGCTCCTTGTTTACGGGCAGCCTCCTCAATTATATAGGTGAGTCCAAATAAAACTTTGAACTTGAAGTACTCATGATCTGCATCATCAACTTCTTTATCATTGATTCTAGTTATTAGATCTTTAAGTTTCTCCGGGTCCTGTGGCAGACTATCAATAATAAACTTATTGATGTGTGCATACAGGCCTGCAGGAATATCGATATTGATAGTTGCTGTCTCATCTATTACTTCAATATCAACAGTTTTATTCTGATTCATAAATCTAAATTTATTGCTAATATATGCTAGATAGTGTAAACTTACAAGATGTAAAAGAAAAACTTATTGAAAGACTAGCCGACTGTGGCTGGGGCAATAAGCTTAGAACCTTTATCAAGAGTTCTGAAATGGATAAAATACTAGAGCTCCTGTTAAAGGATGCTCTAGATAATAAACGCTTTACTCCTAAGGTAAAGGATATGTTTAATGCATTTGTTGAATGTCCTTATGATACAACTCGTGTTGTTATTATAGGTCAGGATCCATATCCTCAGGCAGGTGTTGCTGATGGTATTGCTTTTAGTTGTAGCAAAACAATGAAAGCAGAAGCTTCACTGAATTACATTCACAAGTCTATAAAAAGTACTGTTGATGATAAGTATGTGGGCAATCCAGATCTAACACCGTGGGCTAATCAAGGAGTGTTGCTATTAAACACAGCCTTTACTACAACTATTGGTAAGCCTGGTGCTCACCAGATTCTATGGTCTCCCTTTATGGTACAGGTTATAGATAGTTTGATATGGGAAAAGCAAGGTCTTATATATGCATTCTTAGGTAAGAAAGCACAAGACTATGCAGACTTAGTACCAGATAACAATCATAAGATTATGGTATCGCATCCTGCGAGTGCTGCTTATGATAAGTTATCAGACTGGGACTGTAATGATATGTGGAATAAGATAAACAAATATCTAGAACAAGATGGACAATCAAGAATATCCTGGTAAAGTAAGAGTATCTGCCTCTATTGATGTGAGATTTGGAGAAATGTGGTTTGAAGTTGAAGGTAAAGGCAAACTTACTGTAAAGAACAAATGTTTGTATGATGCTTTATCTAAGTTTGATATCAAGATGGACCGAGCAAAAGAGATAGTTAAGGTTGTTGCTAATGATATAGCAAGCTGCCGTAACTATTACGTTGACTTATGTGATTACCGAGTAAGCTATGAAGAAGAGACAACTGAGCCAGCTGCAACAGAATGTTGACAGTTATGTTAGAGATCTTAATGCATCAATTAATCTTGCGGTAAATAAGTTCTTTGCACAAATGAGTGAGGTGCTTGAAGAAGATATCAGTCATAATGATTATATTTTACCATGCACTGTAACTTTTGAGGAGCTTGTACAAATTGTAGAAGATACTTTCCCTAGAGAAAAACCTTTTACTCTTAGTGTAAGTTCAAGAGCTAATCGCGTACCTTTGATAAGACAACTAACATACTATGTTGGTGCAAGCATGGGTCATACATACAATCATATGTATAACGCATTGAATGCACTATATGGTAACAAGGTTGTTAAGAATCACGCTACTATAGATCATAGTATTAAGAAGATCCGAGATCTTTTATCTATCAATGATCCCAAGTGTATTACTCTAAGGTTGCAAATTATGAATGCCGTTATTAAATATGTAGAAAGAAATGAAGGAACTATTTGATGAGTTAAGTAAGTCTGGTATTACACCTAATGGATTTTATATCCTGTGGTGTATATACTACAAGGAGAAGCCCTATCTGCAAAAGATTAATCTAGAATTAAGATCTCTTGTAGCTTCCGGGTATCTCCATGAGGATTACATTGTTACAGTAAAAGGTATTAGTCTGCTTGCACTTGGTGAGAATCAGATTACAACTGCACCTACTGTAAGTAACAATGATGAAAACTATGATAAGTTCCTGAGCATTTTCCCTAAAGGTAAACTACCAAGTGGTAAGCCTGCTAGGGTAAACAAGAAGAACATTGAAGAATCATTTAAGTGGTTCTTTAAGAACTACACGTATGACTGGGACACTATCCTACGTGCAACATGGTATTATATAGAGACCTATGAGAAGGCTAACTATATGTACATGAAGAACTCTCAATACTTTATACGCAAACAGAACACGGATAAGTCCTGGGATTCTGAGCTTGCTAACTACTGTGAGATAATTATTAATGGTGAAGATGAAGATACATCTACACACTTTTCTGATAACGTAGTATGACAACAAGAAGATTTGAGAAGGTTGCGTTGCAACTGCTGAGCTCTATATTGTTAAGTGTTACCATGTGGACCATTGTTAATAATTTTATTATTAATATAGGCTTTTGGAAGTATTTAATTATTGAATTGCTCTTGCTTTTTTTATTTAGAATTTATATATTTGTGCATCAGCGCATAGATCGCATAGAAGAATAACCCTGTAAACTTAATGACCAAGTTAAAAGAAGACAAAGATCTTCCCTGGAATAGTCAGCGCGAAGGTTTCCTAGACTCGCTGAATTATATGAAGGGTAGAATGGAAGGCCTTATCAAAAGCCTGAAAACACCTTGGCCTAAATTTAATGATGCTACAACTGACGGTTTGGAATGGCACTCCATGACTGTTATAGGTGGAAGACCTGGTAGCGGGAAAACTCTGATTAAAGATCAGATAATACGTGAAGCATTTGTACTTAATCAAGGTATGAACTTCCGTGTGCTAGAGTTTCAGTTTGAAATGCTAGCAAGAACCAGCGCAATACGTGAGTATAGTAGTGTACTTGGCAAGTCCTACAAGTATTTGTGTAGTGCAGATGGTAAACTCTCAGCTGAAGATTTAGCTACATGCTATCAGCACGCTGTTGAGAGAGTTAAACATCCTATAGATATTGTAGAGAATCCTGTAACTGTTAATGAGTTGAAGGATATCATACATAACTATATGGAGCATTACTCTTTTGAGGGAGATGATGGGAAACAGAACTATACTAAAACTATAGTGACACTGGACCACTCTCTCTTATTGAAGAAAGCCCCATTTGAAAAGGATAAGTTTGATACCCTATATAATTTAGGAGAAGCTATCACAGAAATTAAACGTCTGTACCCAATAGCTTTTATAATCCTGACACAATTAAATAGAGGTATTGATAATCCTGAAAGAAATGAGGATGGTAAGTATGGTAACTACATACTTGAGTCCGACATATTTGGTTCAGATGCCTTGCTTCAACATGCAGATACATTGATTGGTATTAACAGACCAGGGAAACAGAAGATAAGACAGTATGGTCCTGATAGATTTATTATTGAGGATGATAAAGTCTTGGTGTTTCACTTTCTAAAATGCCGCAATGGTGATAACCGTATGAGCTTTTTTAAAGCTGAATTTGAAAGGATGCGTGTTTCTGAGATAGAGACACCACCAAAAGCAGAACGTAAAAGTATATTAAAATGAGTATTAGCACAGTAAACAAATCTGAAGACAGTAAGGATAAGATTGCTAAGCTTAGAGAATATCATCAGCCAATGCTGGATGCACTAGGTAAATCTGATGCATTGTTTATTCCTAAGTTGGCATATATCCCTAAAGGAAAAGATGAGGCACATGTTAGTTTCTTCTTAGGAGAACTAAAGAAACAACAAGATGTGTACATGGAATTCGCTAGCAAAGAGTATGAGAGCGAGGATCCAGAGAGAACCTTATGGTTATGGAAATATAACTCTTATTGGGAAGATGAGTATGACAAGACTGAGCCTATGGCAAATGGTCAAGTTAGATATCTTATTCCTGTATCTGAGTTACTTAAGGTGAATGCACCTGAGAAGAAAGAAGATAAAGGTAAGCAGCTTAGTGTAGAGTTTTTTAAAGAGATGATGGATCCTAATACGGATGCTCCCATTGATCAATTAACTATACGTGACTTAGCAGCTATCTTGCTTAAGAAACCAGTCAGTCAAAAGAAATGGTTAAATGATTTAGTAAAATAATATGGAGATTAAATTGCCCTTAGAAAAAGTTAAGGCTGTATCACAGAGCCCGAGTAACTTGATTATCTTTTCAAAGCCTAAGACTGGTAAAACAACCTTGTTTGCTAATCTTGATAACTGTTTGATACTTGATTTAGAAAGCGGTGCTGACTATGTTGATGCTATCAAACTTAAAGCAGGTTCTGTTGAGGAGATAAAGCATATTGGTAAAGCTATTAAAGATGCAGGTAACCCGTATAAATATGTAGCTGTAGATACCATCACGGCATTAGAAGAGATATGTATCCCGTATGCTGAAGAGTTATATATGAGAACACCTATGGGTAAGAACTGGTTAACTGATGGTAAGCCGAAGTATAGCACTATACTTAGTTTGCCTAATGGTGCTGGCTATCCTTATCTCAGAGAGGCTTTCACAAAGGTAGTTGATTATATCAAGACCTGGGCTCCTAGAACTATACTAGTAGGGCACGTGAAAGATACCATGCTTGAGAAAAACGGTTCTGAGTTTAACTCTTTAGACTTGGACTTAACCGGTAAGTTAAAGAGAATCTCTTGCTCTAACTCAGATGCAATAGGTTACTTACATCGTAAAGGCAGAACTAATATCTTAAGCTTTAAAACTTCTGATGAGATTGCCTGTGGTGCAAGACCTGAGCATTTGCGTAACCAAGAGTTTGTTGTATCTGAATTAACAGAAGACAATAAGATAACTGTAGATTGGAGTAAAATTTATATTGATTAAAAACATGATAAGCACAAAAAACATCGCCGGGGAATCTGCAGGTAGCAGCGTTCCTAAAACATTGCAACCTGGAAATCACCTTGCAAAAATCACTAGTATTAAATTAGAAGCAAGCCGCTTTGATGCTAATGCATATAACATTATGCTTGGCTTAGAAGGTCCTGATATGGGCTCTGACTTTGAAGGCTTTTGGATTGACAAGGACAACCAGTCTTTGGGACGTCACAAAGGTCAAGTAGGTCGTGTACGCCTTAGTGAGTATGCTTACCAAGATGGTACTACTAAGTCAGGTATTAAAGTTAGCCGTGACTATGATATCTTACGTGCTGTGCAGAACTTATGCAAAGCAACTGATAATCTAGCTTGGTTTGATAAGCAGGATAATCAACATGAGACTATTGAAAGTCTTGTTGAAGCTTTCAGTAATGATGCACCGTTTAAAGATACTCCCATCAACTGGTGCATTGGAGGTAAAGAATATCAAAACAAGGAAGGCTATACTAACTATGACTTGTATGTAGTTAGACCAGTTAAAGGTGGCTATTCTTATGAGAGTGCTTCGGTTGAGCCAAGTAAAAGTAAGCTTACAGTATTTAATGAGAGCCTTCATATCAAGAAGAAGCGCTCAGAAAATGTAAGTTCTTTTGGTGATGCTGGATTAAATTCAAATGTAACTACCTCATCTTCAGTTAGTAACGACTTTGAGTTATAATTAGCTTTGGAGAACTAATGAAAGGGGGGTACATTTACTCCCCTTTCTCATCTCTAATAATATGATTAGCACAAAAGCATTAGCCTCGGATCCGCTAAAGGTTCCGTCTTATTGGGTGTTTGAATACTACTGCAATTTACCAGAAAGACTTACGGGTCAAGACCTTAAACTTAAATCTGTATTTAACCCTACAGAGAAGACACCAAGCTTCTGCATCTATGTAAAGAATGATCAATATTTCTTTAAAGATTTTAGCTCTGGTAAAGGTGGTAATGCATTGCAATTTATCAAAGACTATTTTAATATCAGTACTAATCATGCTGCGGCAAAGATGGTAAATGATTACAATGAGTCTATGATGACCGGTAAGAAAGATGATGACATAAGAAACTTTCAGAAACAATCTAAATACCAGGTAACTGGTTATGTTAAGAGAGGTTGGACTAAAGATGATGCAGACTTCTGGGTTAAGTATCACATTGATTCTGAGACACTTGAAAGATTTAATGTTGTTGCTTTGGACTCATATACTATGACCAAAGATAATGACA